ATAAGCCCATGTTAGTCTCCTTTTTTTATTATTATTTATAATAATTCTTACTTAAATCCTTGTTTTTTCAGTTCAGATATTGTTTTCCTAGCGCTTGTATGCGTTATTCCTATTCCACCTGCACTTTCCCATTCCCTAATATTCTTTATATAATCGTCTATAAGGATATTAGGTTTATCATTTGTTTGTGCAAATCTGACTTTTTGATCTCTTAATACTAGATTTATATCACTTCTTTTAACTCTAGTATTCTTTTGAAGCCATTGCATCTTACCCTTCTTAGAACTTGATGCCATTCTAGGTGAATATGCTGATAGTATTTTAGGATTATATCTTGCGATAAACTGATATAATTTTTTACTATTAGGCATCCACTCTAAATCTGCCCAAAACTTCGCACCTCCCTCTGCAACTTTTTCCCAACGTGTTACTCTGTCGGCAGTGACAAACAAACCATTTACTGCGGCGTTTGCCCCTTTTATAAAGTCACAAAGAACTCCGTCCATATCACAGTATATCTGTGGTAAGTCCTCGGCACTTGTCTTCATCGCTTCGACAAGTGATTTCATGTTAAACCTTTGGATTTATTTGTATCTTAGTCTCTTTCTTACCAGTTAAAGTTTTCTCTTTTACTTGCTCTTTTTTGTCTTTACCTTTTGCTTTGTATCCTTGTGCAAAGGCAGCTCTTCTTGAAGCATCAGATGCAAATCCTTCAAAATAACTTTTGCCTGCATCAGTCTTCCAAATTTTCGCAAGTGCTTCTCTCATGGAAAGATTTCTGTTTCCTTGTATATCAGATATAGACTCTTCTTTTTTGATTGCTTTTGATATCGCTTTTCTTCTTTTATGAAGATATCTATCAGATGAATCAACGTCACCGTCATTATCTATATCCTTATCTTTTCTATCTTTAAATTTTTTCTTAACTGCTTTTGGTTGTACTTTGTCTAAGCCTTCACCATCATCAGACTTATCATTAGTATTATCTTCTTTCATTTTTTTCTTTTGTGATCTGATAACTACTGAATGAGATGGGTCTTCTTTCTTTTTAGGATCATCGTGGGTGTATCCCATTTTTGTTAATCTGTTATGATCACGTTCATCCTTAGCAACTTCTTTTTTACCAGTTTTTGGATCAAACATATCGTGAGGATATTTTACTTCATCACTTAGTGCTTTTTCTAAATCTTTTGATTGACCTGCATGAGCCTGTGATGCACCTTTTAGTTTTCCAGCAACTTTTTTAATTACTGACACATCTTTATCATCAAGTGCTTCTGTCTCATACTCTTTTCCGTTTACTGTAAAAAATTTTTTACCATTTTCTCTTGCAGCCATAAGTGCTTTAGTAAATTTATTACCCTCTCTTGCAGCTGTTTCTATTTGAATCTCTTTTACTTTTTCTAAGAGACTTTCTGGTGTGTTTTTAAAATAACTCATTACTTCTCCTTTGCCACTTTTAGTAAGTCTCTATATGACTTTGCTATTCTTTTTTGGAATATCTCTTTCTCAATTGGTTTTTTTAGCATGTTGTATTTAGTGCTTAGTTTTCTTGCGATTTCTAAAGGTACTTTTTGTTTTTTTCCGTCTTCAAATTCAGTTTTAAAATTACCTTTTAAATCTACAGTTTTTCTTAGTTGCATAACGATATGTTTATTTGCGCCCTCTTCATCCTCATCATCTTGTGCAAACTTTGATCTTCTACCTTCCTCTATTGGATTTTTGATATAGTCTCTAAGTTTGTTTAGTGAACTGGCGGCAACAGCAAGTTTATTAGTCCACCAAGTGTCAATGTTTTCATCACCCTTCGATGATAAAATCTGTTCTATTTCGTTTGCGTCTTCAATGATAGTCTTACACATTCTCCTTGAACTTGGAACATCCATATGACCATCTTCATGCATATTTTCTTTTTTTGCTTTTTTCTTTTTCTTATATCCACCTGCTCTGATCTTTGCCTGTAAATCTGGGTCTGCCTTACCACCTGTTAACATTGAGTTCACTCTGGCAAACGCCCATTGTTGTGGTGTTGTACCAGGTCTGTGACCTGTTCTCCATGCGGCGACACCTCTATCATAACTTTTCTTTAGTATACCATAAGGAACACCTGTTTGATCTGATTTTTTCTCAAGACCTGCAATCTTTTCTGTTAGTTCTACACTTTCTTTAATATCTGTTCTACCAAATCCTAGTTTTGGATTATTTTTTTCGACAGAGTTTATGTGTTGTAACATATAGTCGTCAATCTCATCTGCAAGTCCGACATCACCTGCTTTTGCCATAATCTTATTATACATGTCTCTTGCCTTTTTCTTTTGTTCATCTGTGGCCCCACCTGCATTCATGACTTCTTTTTCTAACTTGTAGAACTCATCTTGCATTCTCGTAAGTTCCTCTGCACCTTCTTTATCAGCGATTTGACTCATAACTTTTTGTGCAGAACCACACATGTGGAAAAATTTTGTAGTGTAATTACCAACTTTAATTTCATGTTCTGGTTGTTCAATAACAAATGTTTCATAATCATAATCTTCTTTCATTTGTATTAATGCAGGTGTTGAAAAATCACCTTTTGAAGTTTTGATTGTTTGATCAAAAAATCTATCAATAACTTGTGTTAGATGAACATTAGAACCTGCGATTTCCATACCACCAGGTATCTTTTTTACTTTGATTTTGTCAGTTCCTACTTTTTTGATAATATCTGAAACTTGTTTTACTATTTTAGGATTTTTAAATTTTGTCATCATTATGACACTATTTTTTGCACCCTCATTGACTTCATCTTTTGCATCTAGATATGCGGCGATTGCCATTTTGTCTCTCTCTTTTTCTGATTTTCCTTTGAATTGTGGAGCATCAGACTTACGAAAGTCCTTTATATACGCACCAGCGCCCATAGAAGGTTTCAATACTTCCATTACAGTGTTATGCATTAATTTTCTATATCTTGTCATTTTGATCCTATCCTTTATTTATAAATCCTACGCACCCACATGTGTCTCACTTGATCCTAAATCTGTGTTATCATCTGTGCTTGATCCTACAGGCTCTTGCATATCAAACACAAATCCAATACCTACACCAAAAGCATCTGTTGCTGAAGTATCAAAAGGTGTCTCAGCACTACCTGTATTATTAGATTTCGATAAATCAAAGTCCACATTACCTGGTAATACTTTCATAGTTGTATTTGTAAATCCTTGCTCTCCAAAGTTTGCGTTTGCATTTATGAAAGTAGTAACGTCAGAAAATGCGACTTGTTTCATAGTGCCATCATCATTTACAACAACTCTGTCAGCATCAACAAGTGTAGTTGATGAAGCACTTGTATTGCCATCCATGATATTCAATTCTGCAGCTGTTGATGTAACTGCTGTTGAATTAAGAACTAATTTACCGTCTCCTATTACAACTTGATCATTGAATGTTGCTTTACCTGCCTCACTACCATCAAGTGTAAGCATGGTAATATCAGAGCCACCATCTGTTCCTTTGAATATAATATCAGAGTCGTTTGCAGCTGCATCAATTGTAATATTACCTGAGGTAGTTGTAATATTTACTGCCGCATCACCAGCACTTAAATCATCAAATGCTGTAGATATACCTTCTTGAAAATATGTTTTAAATGTAGCAGCACTTGTAACTCTCATAGTACCACCATCG